CTTGTACATTATTATTAAATGGTACTGGTGTATTTGCTTGTCCACCCATACCAGCATGAACATTACAATAGTAATACAAAGTAGGAGCATTAGTAGCTACTACAATTTGTACTCTAGTTGATGAAACTACTGTTACTCCAGTAGTATATGGAGTTGAGTTGTTACTATCTGTAGAAAATCTTAATGGATGGGCAGATGGATGGTCAAAAATATATGTGTTACCCTCTTCTAATTCTAAAGTTTTTTGCTGTGTTCCCATAATAAAATATTTATTTGCTCCACCTACTGATTGTACTGCTACATTGTAATAAATTGTTGATGGAGTAAATGACATATTAAAGCCATAAACTTCAGCACTTGATGCATTCCCATATTCTAATGCATTAGCTCCAGCATTTACTTTAAGAACCTGTCCTGCTGTTCCGATTGAAGATAAACCTGTTCCTCCTTTTGTTGTTGGAACTATTGGTAATCTTGCAGATGCTAAAGAACCTGCTGTAATTGCAGAAGCATTAATTGAAGCTAAAGAAAATGTACCAAATGAAACTACATTTAAAATATCTCCTGAACTAGCACCTGCATTTAAAACTATACTAGTACCATTAGTTGCTACAAAGTCATTGGAAGAACCATTTACAAGACGAACACCATTTAAATAAACATCTAAAAATAGTGGATCATAAGTTAAACTATTACTATCATCATCATTTCCACTAAATGTTGTTTGATTAGCAGTTGCAGTAAACTTAAATCTTTGACTTGTTCCATTAACACTTGAACCTGCAAGTTGATATGATGATCCATCAAATACTTTTAATTTTTGTGCTGTCGTATCAAAGACTAAATCTCCAACATCATTTGAGGTACTCGGAACTCCTGCTTGTATTCTGTATCTTTCAGCAAAACTATTTATTCCTGATAAATTAGAAGCAACACTATTTACATTAGGAATATGTGGTGCAATAGCATTAACATTAGCAATATCTCCACCTACCGCATCTACATTAGCTATTGAATTAGCTACGACTTCTATTTCAGAAGTTGATTCATTTAAATCATTAGCGGCAGTTACTACTTTAGCAATATCTCCTGCTACTGTAGATATATCTGCACTATTAAAACCAGCAAGAGTTGTAATATCACTTGCTATAGCACCTAAACTTGTAATTTGTGAATTTAAACCAGCAAGTGTAGTTATATTACTAGAATTTCCAGCAACACTAGTAATATCACTAGCTATTCCACCAAGAGTTTGTATTTCAGTAGATAATCCTGATATAACAGCTAAACCTGAAGATGAAGTTGTAGTTTCTAAATTACCATTTGCATCAAAAGATAATATTTTATCTTGTCTAGTTGCTTTAGCTGGTAAAGTTACAGTTGCAGAAACAGTATCAGTATCTAATAATTTTACTGATCTATCTGTTTGTCCTTTTAAATCTCCTACAATTGCAGTTAATTGATCAAGTTGTGTATTTATAGATTTAACATCTAAAGTTCCTGTACTAGAAAAATCTGAAGTTCTAGTAATAGCAATATCTCTAATGATGACGATTATATCATTAGCACTTGCCCCACCACCACCTAGCTTTAATGTGCCTCCACCACCAAATTCATAAGCGTCATCACTTGAAGATGCAGTTCCTATTAAATTGTACTGCGAATTTGTTGTTGGACTTGCATTGTAAGTAAGCAAAGTTCCATTTTTAAATGCTTTAACATCTGCTACTGCAAAAAATTCAAAACCAATAGTAAAATCAGTTTGACCTGCTGTAGCAGTATATGTATTTCTAGGTGTATTTAAACTAATTGTCATTTAAGTAATTCATCCACTCCAAAATTATATAAGTCTTTAAACTTTCTATCCCAAATCCATAAAGTATTCAATGGAATTATTCTTCTTATGGTTGCAGCTTTTTCATCAAAGTCTGCATCTGTTCCAAAAGCATATGCTAAATCAGCTATAATACTTGGCCCAGCACCAGTAAATTCTCCTATAGCATCTGCCATATCAGGATTACCAAATCTTAAATCTAATCCTAATGTTGGTCTTAATCCTACTGCATTATCAAACAAACCACCTGAAATAGTTTCTAATATAAAATTAGCATCTGTAAATAATCCACCAACACCTGATAATTCTACACCTCTTATAATTTTTTCTTCTAAAGGTTTTTGTTCCCAGTATCTAGGATTCTTTAGATAATCTCCTAACATACCAAATGTTACCATAGCTAATACACCACCCATAGCATTTTGATCTCTACCTGATAAACCTGATATAACTAATTTTCTATTAGCAGCTACTGCCCATGAAAAAAATTGGAAAGGTAATCCCATGTATGAATTACTAAACTTTCCTCCTCTTGCTGTCTTTTGATATCCTAAAAATTTAAAAAAAGGATTATCTAAAAACTTTGCAGTATTTTCATTATTAATTCTTAATACACCATGCATCATATTAAACTGGTCAGTTACTTGTGGTGTAATAATAGTTCTATTTACATCTGCATATAATGCTTGTCTAAATTTTCTTGCTGCTTGTTGTCCACCTGTAATAGTTCCCCACTTTCTAACATTAGCTGTAAATAAACCATCCATATTTTCATATGGCATTTTTGCCATTAAGTTAGCTGTTTTTTCATCAATACCATAACTAATTAATCTTTGTTTTCCAAAATCATCTAGTGAACCTTTAGACCATTTAATTGAATCTTCTATGAATCTATGAGCAGATACTACACCTTGAAACTCTTTCATCATTTGAGTCCAAGGAGTAAGACCATTTATAAAATAAAAAGGTGCTTGTGCATTATTTGCAACATCTGCAATTTTATCAAATCCTCTACCAATAAATGATTTACCTCTACCTACTAATCCTACATCTTCTATAATTCTTTTTCTTGCTGATCCTAATGTAACTTCTGCTGCAACACCCATGTATTTTACATTCTCTGCAGCTTTACCAAATGCTGCCATGTTACCTGCCCATTGTCCTAAACCATCTTTAAAAGTTCTATGAATACCATTAACCATTATTGGTCTTGCTGCATCTACTACTGCAGAAAAAACAACTTTACCCATAAATGCTAAACTTGCCCAATCTCTTAAAAATGCTGCACTTCTTTTGCTAATAGAAGATGGATCTTCTAAATTAACAGAACCTAACATTTTATCTTTCTCATCTTCAAATGCATTTAATATTGCATTAATTTTAGTTTTATCTTTAGAAGTTTTCATTTCTTCTTTGATAAGTTTAAAATGCATTTCTTTTAATTCAGCAGACATATGATGATCGCCAAACTTTTTAGATATTTCTATAGCATTAGCTGTTTTGATTTGATATTGACGCATAATAAATTCAATATCATTTTCTACAAAATCTTTTATTTTCCATGTAGGTATATTTAATGTTCTTGATATAAGTGGTCTTACTCCTGCCTTTATTGTGCCATCTTTTTGTCTGCCAAATCCAAAGATACCCTCTGGATCAACTGAATCTTGATCTATAATCTTGTTATAAACTTCTTCTGCTCTTTTCATTCTAGCTTCTTTAGACATATCAGTCATAAATTCTTTACCTCTTTTTACGACTATAGGATTTTCTAAAAAATGATCTGCTACTATTTTAATAAATGCATCTTTATTTTCTAACAACTTATCTTGTCTATACATTCTCATTACATAATTTCTACCCATTTCAAATGGAGGAGATATTGGTTGTTCTAAATTTAATTCAGGTATTAATTCATCTTTGATATATCTAAACTCTGCTTCTGAATATTTTATTAACTCATCTAATTCATCTCTTTGTGCTTTATTTAATTTTGCTGTTGCTTTTGCTTCTTTAAACTTTGCTATTTGCCCCTCTAATATTTTCATTTTTCTTTGATATGATCCTTGTGATGCAAACATTCCTTGTTTTCTTAACTCTACTTCATACTCTGCAAAAAACTTTCTAACTTTATCTACTGATTTTTTCATAGTAGGATGTAATGAATCATAAACTCTATCATCTACTACTCCCTCAAAAACTTTTACTTTATACTCATCAAATGTAAAATCTTCAGGTTGTCTAGTATTTCTACCAGTTACTTTTGCTTTCATATCTCTAACTGCATCTCCAAATCTTAATCCACCTTTTTGTAAATTCATATCTAATAATTTTTTAGAATTGGCTGTACCTGTTCTAAATTCTACAAAGTCTGCATTAACACCTTGTAAAGTTTCACGAAGTTTTGGTGTCCAATATGTTTGTGATTCTAATAATGCTGATGAAACAGCTCCATATCCCTCTGCTGCTGCTCTTGATTTTGTACCATGATCTCCTGATAATCTCATCATATTTTCTGCATAGTAAGAACTTTTTAATAATTTTTTATTAATAACTGATCCATAGTTTGTCCATCCCTCTACCCATCTAAAAAAACCATTAGCTTGTGTTTTTAAATCTGCTGTTCCTTGTTGTCTTAATTCTGATAATGCTGCATTGTTTAATCTATTTTCATATGTTGCTAGTGGTTCATCTTTTCCTCTTGCATATAAACCTTTCTTACCTCCATATACTTTTTTTAATATTTCTTTCTTCATAAGAAATTGCATATAGTCATCTGCATTTTTAAAAAACTTTTTAGGTAATGGTGCAACACCTTTTAATTTAGGAAATAAGTGTTTATTATTTTGAAATATATTTCTTATTTTAATATAATCTACAATTAACTTATTAGTTTTTGTTCCTGTGTATGAAACTAATTCTCCATTTTTATTTTTATTATATGCTACACTTACATTAGCAACATCATCTTCTACTTTGTAATTAAATCCTGTGCTTTCAAAATCTTTTCTACCATCTGTAGATGCATGTGCTTTCATATATTTTTCGCCAATACCTTTTACTCCTCCTTTTTTAGCTACAGTTTCTGATGCTATCTTTGCTCCTGATCTTCCAAGAAAACCAGTAAGTAATCCACCAAGTAAAAATGATCCACCAAGATACATCATAGTTTCTTGATTAGTAGAAGTAGGATCAAGATTTCTTCTTATTGGTTCTGTAACTCCAACTAATCCTGTAGCAACTGCACCACCTTTAACTGCTCTTTGTGCAAAACCAATTCCTTTTACAAAAGGTATAGGTACATAATTTATAGGATCGCCAAGACCTGCAACTAAAGCTGGTAAAATACCTCTTTCACTACTATCTAATCTTGTTCTTCTATCTAAATTATTTTGTATTTTTAATTTTAAAAAATCATGATGTTCTTTGTTTCTTACTTCTGTGAACATACCTGCAAAGTTTTCATATCCTGCTATATTATCAGGAGCATATGGATCATAACTTCTATCTACAGGTTTGTTCATAAAACTCATATCATAAGTACCCTGTTCTAATGCTTGACCAATCCAAGATAAATTAAATTCATCTACAACATCAGATACAAAACCTGAATCATAATTAAATGATCTTTGTAAGTTTGATGGTAATACTTGATGCTCTTGATCTATAGTATTTATTACTGCTAGATTTTTTTCTTTTTCATCTGATTGTGGAACAATAATTGGTGGTTGTTCTTTTTTAACTATTTCTGCCATTATTTTTTCTTGTTAGCTGCTTTTAATTCTGCAGAGTTTTTATATAATTTACCTTTGTATAATATGCTGCCATCTTCAAAGAAATGTGTTGATTTAGGATTTAATCCTTTAGGTATAGCAACAGCTCCCTCTAATTCTAAAACTCTCATCTTTTTAAATTCTTCAAAGTTATTTACATTTTGTAACTCTAAAGGAAGTTGTGCTTTTGCTGCTTCATAATCTTCTTTTGGATTATAAATAATATTTAAACCTAAATCATTTTGTAGTCTTTCAGCTTGACCATCTTGATTTACAAAAACTACATAATAAGTAGGGAATTGACTACCCTCTGTTTGTACACTTTCTAAACGAATATTTTTTCCAAGTTCAGGTTTAAATGCTTTTATATTTGGATAGTCTGCAGATTTTTTTACAATATCCATAATAGGTTTATTTAGATATTCAACACTTGCTTCATATGTATTATCTTTATTTAATTTAGGTAATGTATATCTTTTATCTACTGGATTTAAAACATAAGCATCATATTTTTCAAATTCTCCCTCATCTAATCCAACACCTGTAAATTTACTATATCCTATTTTAGAAAAACCAAATGCACTACTATCAGATAAACTATAAGCTAATGCAGATTTTACATATCTATCTATGTCTGATAAATTATTAAATATTATTCCTCCCTCTAATAAACCTGCATATATTTCTTTTTTTACTTCACTAAATAAAATAGTTGGAAAAGAAACATCTCCTATACCTAAAAAGTTTTGTTCAATTGTACTATTAATAGATTTCATTATTTGTTTATCTATATCTCCTATATTACTATATTTATTATTTGAGGCATTTTGTAATGCTTCTATCAATGTCATGCCTCCCTCTTTATTAAATTTATCAAATCTTTCTTTTACATTATCAACTACTTCTTGAAGATTAGGATTGATTAATAAACCTCTTTCTATTGCAATCATTTTGTTTTCAGTCATTCTTGAAAAACCAAAATTTTGCATACTTGATACTGGTACTTCTTTCATAGTTCCTGTACCATCATCTATGTATAATGATTTATTATATAAAAAACTAATAAGACTAGAGTTTCTAAAACTTTCTATTTCTGAAACTGCATTACCCTCATAAGCTGATTCAATAGATTCAAATACTTTTGGAGGTAATTTATTATCTACTGCTGCAACATATTTTACAAATCTAAAATAATTTTCTCCAGTTCCTGAATTAACTTCTTCTTCTGTAATAGGTTGATTAGGACTATCTTTATTATAATCTGCCATCCAAACTCTTACTAATTCAGGATTATTCCATTCTTCATTTCTTTCTTTAGATGTTCTTTCTCCATCTATTGAAGTCATACCTTTACTATTTCTATTATAATTTACTTTCCATGAGTTCATGCCAGTTAAACTTTTTGTTTTACCAGTAAGTCTTGATTCTAATCTAGCTGCTATTTTATCGTATTGTTGTTGTATTTCTGATTTTAATTTACCTTTACCACCTATTAAATTACCTATAGTAGTAGAATCAAATGTTTCAGTAACTTTAACTTCTTTTCCATTACTATCAATTCTTGTAGATGTAAGTTCAACACTATCAACAATACCTGAAACAACTAATGCTATATCTCTATAGTTTTGTGCTGCCTCTGTTAGTTCTATAGTAGTAGCATCATCAACATTATCTAAATTAAATTTTTCAAATAAACCATAAACTTTAGATGCTGCTTTCATGTCTGCTATATATTCTTTACCATTTGCTATAGCAGCTACTACTTTTTTGCCTTGATATTTATTTATCATAGTTTCATATTCTTTCATTTGTAATTTAACTGATGGATCATTTGGCCCAAGTAACTGCATATCAGTCATTAAACTATCTCTCATATTAACATTATCTGAAGTAAAGCTGCTATTATTAACTCTTTCATCAAATTGAAATTTATTTTTACCAACCATAAACCCATGTTGATTTATAAGTTTAGTTCCATATCTTTCTGCAAGTTCTTTAAATTTAGGAGATACATTTTCAAATACAGCAGCAAATTTTGCATCTACTACTTTTTCATAATCTCCTGCTGTAGAATAATTTTGTTCAGCAATAGTTCTTTCATCTATTGCTATTGTTTCCATTGATCTAAAAATTTCATCTTTGTATTTATCATAAATATCTTTTTCAAAAGATTCTATTGCAGTTTTAGTAGTTGGAAGTGTATCAGGTAATTTTATTTTTGTAGGTACTGATACTACTTCATTTTGATTTGTAACAGGATTAAATATTGTTTGTTGAGATGATCCAAACTCATAATTATCTACAGCTTTCTTTGCTTCTGCTTCTCCAAATTGTTGTAAGTCTTTTAAACCTGCATCTGCAAATCTAGTTACAAGATTGTCAATATCATTAGCTTGTGATTGTGCTACTTGTGATGCAAATTGAAAACCACCACCACGATTGACTCCAATCTTTTCACTATAACCAAATAATCTATCTTCTTTTTTTAATGCCATTAGTAAAAGCCACCCTCTTGTGCAATAGGTTTAGCTGCAAGTAATGATCTACCTACTGTAGAAACAACACCCATTTTATATTTAGATTTAGCAGCACTACTCATAACATCAGCTTGTTGTACTCCATACATAGCTGCTAATCTTTTCTCTACTCCTGCCATTTTAATTCTTTCTACATCTCGTTTCATAGTTTCTTTGTTTGCTTTAAAGAATGCTCTACTAGATGCAGAGTCAGGAGTAATATTCATTTGAGCAAGTAATGCTCTATTAGTAGATAATTGTGAATTGTATTTTCTTTTTCTTTCTAATTCTTTTTCAGTAGCTTCTAAAGTAGCTGCATCTGCCTGCATTTTAAATTGTCGTCTTTGTAATGCTGCTTGTTGTTGTTGAAAAGCCATAGCTTGTTTTTGAGCATTTATACTCATCATAGTACCACCAGCTATTAAACCTATCTGTGATACTGCTGCTAAAGTTGCTGCTGTTGAAGCACTTGCTCCCATAGCTGTAAATACGACTGGAGCGCACATTAATAATATACCTCTGTTGTTATGCCCAATACTCTAAATGGTAATGGAGCTGATTGTGAAATTGTTAAGTTTGGTTCTAAACTATAGCCCAATGTATATACCTCTTTCTTTCCTGTAAAATTAGGGAGTCCAAGACTCGGATTATTTGTACCATCTAAAAGTAATATATCATTACTATTTACTTGTATATTATAAGTTGTAGATAACTCAACAATTGCTTTACCTATTTTTCTAGGAAAACCTGTAAGCTGACCACTTTGTATAGTTGAGTCAATTGGTAGGGTTTGAACATCAGTTGTATAATCTATTCCTATATCTGCTGCACTTGTTGGTGTAGTAAATGTTACATTACCACTACTGCTAACAGTTCCTTTACCAAAGAAATATATAGCACCTCCCTCTGTAGAACCTGCAGTTGCAAATACTTCTTTGCCTATATGTGTTGTTAATCCTGAAAAAGATTTACTTGTAACAAATTGTAACGCTGTGTTATCTGCTTCTGTAACTGCTGCATCTACAACAATTGTGTACTCTCCACTAGTACCAGTAGAAGTTGCACTCTGTATTACATATGTAGTACCAGTTCCTCCAAACTGAAATTGCTCTGATTGACTTGGTGGATTGTTTGTAAATCCATCTGCTATAAAAGTTGTAGAAGAAGATACTGCACCTTTGGTTAATGGTGTTCCATGTGGTTGATAACTTCCTGATATAGTTTTAGTAACTGTGTAATCTGTAGGTACATCAAAAGATTGTGATGCAAATTGTTCTAATGAATATTTAGTAACACCATTTATAGTTCTTGAAGTTGCTACATATATACCAGCAGTTGTACATGCTACAGAAGTATAACTACCATCTGTTTCAAACAATACCCATCCTGCTATCTTCTCTGCTCTTTGAGAAGTAAATACTGCAAGTGATCCATCTGTATTAACTAAAAAATATAATTGTTCAGTTCTGTTTTCAATAGCAGTTATTTGTGCAGAATCTATTGGATTTGAAATTAAATGACTTGATAACAATGAAATACTATTAGAAGTAAATTCATCATTACCTGTGCTATATAAATATTCTCTAACTGTTTTGCCATTGTTTTGCATAAAGATAGTAGCACCATCAAATATTCTTGGTTTAGCTTTTAGTTGTGAACCTAATGTAGATTGTCTAATGATTTGTATATTAGTAGGAGTAATAGGTTTAGATACTTCAGGTTTCATAAAAAACTCTGATGTACTTGTAAGTATTTGTAATCTTCTTCCTGAAACTAAATGTCTTATTTCATTTACTTGATCTGATCCAATTTGTATTTGTACAGAATCTGCATCTTCTGCTTCTCCTACATCAAAGTTAAAAAAGTCTGCTACCTTACTAGCTTGTACTCCATCAGGTAATGCAAGAACACCACCAAAAAATAATCTTTGTTCATGAAAAGTTACAGTTTGTGGAAAACCATTTACTTGTGAAAATACTTGTTCATCCCATTGTCTTGTAGGAGGATGGCCTGATATAGTAACTCTTACTCCACCACCATCTACAGATTCAGTTGCAGTATCACTTCCACCTGCTGTAAATTCATAATGGTTATTATCTAAAACTGTTATTGTTCTTGTACCATTTATATTACTAGCAGCTAATCCATTACCATCTGTATCAAATATATCTTCTGATCCTGATATTGTAATAGATGCACCATTACTAAATCCATGTTCTACATGAGTAACTTTTACTGCTCCTGAACCTTGTTGTGTTGCAAAAGGATCATCATCTAATTCTATTGATACATCATCTTTAAGTGTTGCTGTTACTTGTGTAGGAGATGTATATCCAGTAATTGTTAGTTCAGTTCCATGATATCTAATAACCATACCTACATAACCTGAAGTAAAATAAGATGCTGATGTTGTTGCAGTAACTCCTGTACCTGCAGTAGCTGTATCTATATCTAAAGTAATATCATCATCTGCAAACTTAAAATATGGTTGAAATATTTCTTTATCATTTACTGATGTTTCAAAACCAAATGCTGCTCTTGTAAAAGATGTTGATCCAGTTCTTTGTATAACTTGTGGTACAAAATCTTGATGTGTTATTATCATAGTATCTCCTGATTGAGTCATATCCATTTCAAATAATTCTGCAGTAACCCAAGGACAGCTTGATAATGTAGCTAATAAAGTACCATTAGTAGAATAAACTTTTAATGATTGGTTTTGGAATGCAAATATATATTCTTGATTTTGATTAAATATAAATGTTTCTAATCTAGTTTCTGCACCAAGATCAGCACGAAATACAGAACCACCTCGTCTTTCAATACCACCTTGGTTTATTGGAATAACATTTCTAGCTTTTTTTAATCCTTGACCATATGCTGCAAGATCAACTCTTGATACTATTGTTGGATTTAATTCTCCTCGTAAGAAACTTGATTGATGAACCCTTTGTCTAGCCATATCATTTTCCTATGGAGATTTTGCAGTTATATTATTTAATGCAGTTCTATTTCTAACATTTCTAAATCTATCAAGATCAAGATTTCTAGTAGTTTGTTGTTGTGAATCTAATGCTCTTGATACTGCTAACTGGGCTACTGCTCTCTTGTGATATAATTCTGATAACTGATCATTACGAGCAATTGCACCAGCAAACAAAGACGCTAGTTCAAAGACTAGCGTCTGTGTAAAAAAGGGAGGAAAATCGCTTTCACTGGGTTGGAAAGTATAATCCGATATTAAGGTATCACTAGATGTTGTGTTTGTAAATATGTTTCCACCATATATATCGTATTTAATAACATCATCAGAAACTGTTATTGTGTGTATAACTAATGCATCATTTGGCATAGCATATGAAGATTCATATCTAGCATCAGGATTAGTAGTATTTTTACTTAATTGTTTTTGTTTAGATGCAAATCTCCATCTACATCTAGTTAATAAATTTTCTAAAGTAGATTCATAAAGATTATTAGCTACTTTGGATTCTGTAGTTGCTTGATTAAAACTTGTGATTGTATTAGCACCTACGAGTACAAGTGCTTTATTGCAGATATCAAATTTAGAATTAGCCATAGTTTATATGTACACTAGATATGGGGAGAAGTAAATCCCCCCATACCATGTTTAGTTATTATGTACCATTGATAGTAGTAACTGTAGCTGCACCTGTTGCAGATGAAACTACTAGCATATCTACAGTTCTAGTACCACCAGTTGAACCTACAGCGATTATAATATCATTCTGTTTTAGTTCATTGGTTGCACTATTAAAGTAGCCACTACCAGCGATAGTTCCGATTGCGTCAGCAGAATCATATAAGAATACACTCATAGCTCCACCAGCGACTTTTCGTAAGTTACTTGCTGAATATGCCATTTATGCCTCCTATTCTGTTATCTGTACTTTGATCGCACCCTCATTGTCAATCATAGTAGAACCCATTGACATGTAAGATGTGATTAAGCTGCTGACTTTTTCAGGAATGTAGTTGATCTCTGTTCTGATCTCTGAACCTACTCCGATACCAACACTTGATTTATGGAATGCATGACATTCTCTTGTTGTACCAGAAATAGAAAGACCTGAATGAGTAAACCACATAAATCCTAACCATCTTTTAGCTGTGATTCCACCAGCATATGGAAGATCATTTTCTCCAACATACTCTGCTCTACTGAATTGATCTATTTGTAATAAATCAGCCCATCCAGCAGGAGATACTACAAAGTATCTCTGTCCATCATCAGGGATGTCAGCACCACCAAACGCTTCGTACACAGTTAGTGATTTAGCTAAAGTTAAACCAGCCGAACCATGTGCGACATTGTTTGAGTTTGTACCAGCATCCAAAACATCAATGATGAGTTGGTCTGTTTTTCTTCCTAATGCAGCAGCAGCATTTGATGACAGAACTTGTCTTTCATCAATGTTAGTTTTTAATTCATCCAATCTATCTACATAATCTGCAGCATAGAAGTCTGATAAACTAACATCAACAGTAGAGTGAGAAATATCCATTGTAGGAATTGCAGAGTGTCTTGCTTTATTAACAGCAGTACCCTTGCCTACTTTTTGGAATCTCGCTTGACTACCTTGTACATTATTAACTTGCCTTATTGTGTTTTTCAGCTTTGATCCCATTCTTTGATAAGCCATGTGGACTTCAGCTTCAAACTGCTTAATAAAGGCTGTTGATATAGATGTACTCATGTTGCCTCCTTATTAGTCGTTTGTTGTTAATTAAGCAATTATCTCTTTTGAGGTAAGCTGGTTGTCCAAGATGGGCCAACATCATTCAAAATAGGTTGCGTTCTATTTTGAATACAATTTTGTATTCGTTTATAGAAGTAATACATTTTTACATTATTTACAAGTATAGGTTTAGAAAATTTATACCCTTGCCATTTTAACCATTTAATAGATTTAGTATGCTCTGCAGTTATATAATTAGACAAATAATCATAGTTTTTCTCTAAATATTCTGTCCAATACTTATTTCTTTTAAGAAAATATAAGTAATTTTTATCTAATATTTCTGAAGATAGTAACCATATTGTACCTATTTTATCATTTTGTCTTGATGAAACTGTACCAAATATAGCAGCTACTTCCTTGTTTTTATCAAAAATTGTATAAGTATGAACCTTTCTTTTGGTATATCTAAATGGCTGCAACAATGCTTGTAATGGATCAAGCCCCCATATAGCTAGTTCATACTTATCAACTTGTTTAAGATTCTTTGCTAATTCAAAACAATCTTCAGGAGTAGTCTTTTCAACATATAACATTAACCTCTATAGAGTCTGTTAAATGCATCATCTACTTTTTTCACATATGCTGTATCTCTTTCTTTAGGATCAAAGTATCTTTTGTCTTTCATCATACTTCTTACATCATCTAAAGTTAAAGGTCTTTCAGGTTGTGCTACTTGATTTGAACGAGTAATAGATTGTTTTTGTGATTCCATAACTCTTTCAAGTGCTTCTATACCATCAGCATTCATACCTAATGTTTGTGAAACTACTTCATATTGTTCAGGAGAAAAGAATGTAGATGCCCAACTATTTACTGCATCTAATCTTGCATCTGCATTTTCTCCTAACTTTTGTTTTTCTGCATCAGGATCAACTTGATTACTAATATAGGAATCAACATATTTATTAATACCCTCCTCAAATACTTCTTGATCATATGCATTTTCATAGCAAAAGTTTTTCCACCAATCTGTCATAGGATTAGCATTTACTAGTTCTTCAGTAACACCCTCTGGTAATTTAGGTAATTCATAACCCTCTACCTTTTCAGGTCTTTCTGCTATAGCTTCTTGTTGAAGTTCATCTACGATTTGATCTCGCAGTTCTTCTTTTTTACCACCTACATATTTTTCAAGATTGGTATATGATTTACCAAATTCTTCCATATTAACTTCGCCTTTAGTAGCATCCCAAAATTTTTCAGGTATGTGTTCAGGTCTTGGTGCAGGTTCTGTTGTTGTAGGTTGTGATGTTTCATGTGAAACATTTTCCTGCGTTTGTTCTTGTGTTTGAGCAGGTTGTTCTTGTTGCTGCTCAACTGGTTGTGTTTGTTCTTCACTCATCTTTTTTCTCCTTTATCATATTAATACTGATACCTTTATTAACCCTACGCTGAATAAGACCTACGATATATCTTTGCCCCTCTAAATGACGCAAAGCATTATCTGATATCTCTGAACCAGCGACTGTATCTATGGTTATAGATTTCAAGTATTGGAGAACTTGCTTACCAGATGTAGAACTAAATAGAGATGTAAATACCATATTTAGTTTTGCTTCTTCTTCTGAACCTCTTTTAAAGTTATCCAATCCAATTAGGGCTTTATTTTGTTCAGTTTTTTCTACCATTGTTATATCCTTACCATTTTTTTAATTACACTTCTAGGATAAATGTTTCTATCCCCAAATCCTATTTCTCCATTTTCACATTGATAGCTGCCAAAAGAATATAGATATTTAGGGGTTTTTTTAAATATATATGCTTCTGTATGTATTAATGCACAATGCATATTAGTAAACTCATTGTAATCTGTTATTGTTGAATCGCCTACAATATCTTCCCATACGATTAAATATTTATAATACTTCTTATCTCCTATAAGAATTGGCTTACTCGGTTTCTTTGTACTCATCTATCAATATCTTTTTTAAAAACCATATCGCTTTTTTAATATCGGTTGATCCACCTTTATCTCTATGACGAATGATATATTTTATAGATGTAGCATCTGCATAAGGTAAGTCTTTTACCCAATCATATGTTTGTAGTTTTTTACCACAAGTACATTTTCCTTTTTGATAATAATTAGGATTTATTTTATCTGTCATACTATATCTCCTATCCAGTTACCATTTTTATCTAATACCATTGGAAGTAATCTTGGTATTCCATTTATTATTATTCCACATCCAATAATAAATCTTGTTCTAAAATTTTTTGCATATGAGAACGCCATACTTTTTTGATTTATCAAACAGCCAACATTCATACCAAAAAATATATCATCAGGATTAGCCCAATATGATATAACAAATTTTGTATGATAATGACCTTGTACTGCACTCATACCCATTGTTTGTGAAACTTTTAATATATCTGCTGCTCTACCATGTGTAAAAAAACATTTTTTTCCATTACTTAATTTTAAAGTAATATCATCAATCCATTTCCATTTACGAGTTCCTAAAAAATCTCCATATGGTTTTAAAAATTGTTTTGACATACCATATCTTAATGCTCTCCTATAAACTAAACTACTATGATTTGAATCTACTTCAGTTACTTCAGGAAATATTCCCTCTAATTCTTTTACATATTCTCTTGCTATATCTAATTCATATCCTGCACTTGGTAAATCAGGATTATGATCATGCATTGATATTGCATGGAAATCTAATAAATCCCCTATATTAATTATAGTATCAGGTTTAAATTCTTTTTTAATTTCTTTTAAAAATTTAAAAGAATCTTTATGATGATAAGGAATATGTAAATCACTTATAACAAGTACAGAATTATACATGCCACTCTCATTATTGAATTTCCTCTGATGGTTCTTGCTCTATTCCCCCCTGTTGCTGCGCCATCATTTGTTGCATTTGTTGTGCAGCTTCTTGCATTTCTTCTGATGATCTAATTAATTCTTCAGGTATTCCTAATTTTTTAGCAACAAACTTTGCTACTTCATCTTGTTTAATTAAAACATTTAATAATTGTGGCCCAACTCTTTGCTGCACCATTCCTAAAAATCTATCTATTGTAGCAACATCTTGTTGTTGTTGTGCTTGTGCTAAAGGAGATGATGATCTTATTTTTATTTCTCTACCATTAACTACTGGTATTTTTATTCTGCCTTGTTTTTTAAGAATATATATTACTCTTTGTAAAACAGGATTAACTAACTCTGCTTGTAATCTACCAAACGCTGCACCTATCTGTCTTGATAAGTCTGCCATTCTTTCTGCAACTTCTGTAGCAGTCATAGGAGTTTTCTCATTTGGTGTACCTAACATATCATTGTATAATGCTTTCTTAATATTAGTTCTCATTTCTCTTAATACTAAATCAGATACATTAAAATTACCTGCTGGTGCTATTGGAGTAAGTCCTTGTGAACCTGCAGCTTTAGGAATAATTGTGCCAGGGATTAGTGATATATTATCTACATTAACAACACCATCATCTTCTACTTGATACATTCCTGATATTGCCATTTGTGCATTTTCTAAAATTAATTCTATAACTAGATTAGAAGTTTTGATTGCTGGTAAAGCTAATTGAAGTGGGCCTCTACCATATACTTCTCCTGCACATTTACTCCATCTGTAAATTATATATGGATTAGAACCTAAACCTTTAAATGTAGTTTCTACAATTTTGTGTTCATACATTTCTGATATTGCACAGAATTTATATTCTTCTTCTTTTGTATTTGAGTAATCTCTATAAACTATTTCTATAATATCACATTCTTTATCAGGCATCTTTTCCATATCCATCTTCATCTTTTCGCTTAATGTACCTGCTGGATATGCAATAAGAATATCTTTAAATTTTATTTTTCTATTTCTAAATATGTAATCAATCTTGTCATCATGACCTGCATCTAAATATATTTGTGGTAAAGGGATTGCTCTAAATCTAACTGGTTGTACTGCATCTCCCTCCTCTACTAAAAGTACACCTGTACCTACTGCACAATCTAAAAATGTTTCATGTACTTCTTGTGAAAAGTTTGAGTTTTGTAATATTTCAAAAACATATTCTGTTACTTCATCTAATAACAGATTAACTTGTTTTTCATCTTCTTTTGGAATTTCAGAACCTGCAACAAAGTCTGCCCATCTTGCATAGTTAGGAACAATACCTGCTTGTAATCTTGATGCAAACTCTTGTACTCCTACTACAGCAGTTTCATCAAATATACGATCAGTTCTTCTTCTACCAATTGATTCAGTATAAAAAGATTCTCTTTGAGGTAATGCAAATTCATAACACTCCTCAAATGTAGAAGTCCATAAATCTTTTATGGCTTTGGCATGATTATATCTACCAATTAATCTTCTTACCTCATTTGTATTAGTTACAACTGGTACTTGTGGTTTTACATCTACTACCATTGATTATGCTCCTAAAGTCGGTTTGCTCATCAAACTAGCAGCTATTTCAAAACCTTGTCCACCTCTACGCCCTTGTAGAAGTGATCTTCTTCCTACTCTACCAGAAAATGCTGCAACTCTTTCTTCAAATGCTTTTTGCTTATTAGCTGCTCTTTCAGCATCTTGTTGCTTACGCATTCTTAATCTTTGTTGTCTAACACTTTCTTCCTCTACTGGAGGTGGTGGTGGAGGAGGAGCTTTTGGTCTAAATGGCCCTGCACACATAGTTATCTTCTCCTTTCATATACACTTTTTGGTTTAACATCAAAAACATTAAAATTCCTTTTCGCAACTATAGGTTTATTCGTTTTCTTTCCAATAGTCAATGATCTTCCCTCTCCTGCTCCAAGAAGTAAATATTGTAAAGCATCATGAACATGAGAAAATCTGTTCTTATTTGGCTTTTCATCATACCTTTCTCCTGATACTTGGAGTCGTCTATAATGATATCCACCACTAAATCCTCTAACTAAATTAGTACATTTAGGATCAATTAGTATTCCTGTTTCGCCATCTACCATTCTAGTTAGTGTAGCATTTACAGATTCTAGTCTTAATGCAACATCATTTGATGGTGCTGGTCTTGCATGTATTCCTTTACCTCGTAGTATTTGAAATGGTGTAGATTCATCAGTTTGTACTCTATGATCTCCTGCAGGATCGCCAAATATATAAAATTGTCTTGGAAGATAAGATGACATTATCTGTTTCATAAGTTCAGAAAATTTTACTATACCCATATCTTCTGCAACTAATTCATCTATAACTACCCATCTTTGTCTAATTCTTTGTGCAAATACACAAGCTGGTGTTAATCCAAAGTCTATACCTACAAATATAGGAATACCCTCTGCTATTGCTAAATCTCCTTTTGCTACATGAATATCACTTCTAAATGATTCATATACAGGTTTACCATCTTCTATTTGTCCTAATTTATTTAATACATAAACATCAATCCAAGATTTAGTTTTACCTCGTATAATATTTTTATAATAGTTTGGTGTAAGGTTATTCATATTTTCTGCTTCTTTGTTTTCTTCATAACCATCAATTTCTTTTTCTTTGTTTCTTAATTCTTTCATAGCAGGTGGTTGATTAAAGAATCTCCAGTTATCAGGTTTAATTAACATCTTTGCTTCTTGTTTGGTTATGTAATCAGGTATAACAGCTTCTCCTGACATAATGCTCCACCAATGATCTGTATCTGGTGGGTTAGTATCACAGATAACACCATACCAACTTGGGCCACCATCTCTCATAGATGGATATCTACCTACCCTCATTGAACATGCATCTACAATACTTTTAGGAATCTCTCTTGCTTCATTAATCCATACACCAGTAAGTTCTAATGATAATAATTTTTTTACATCTTCAGGTCTATCAAGTGCTAAAAAAATAACTTCTAGTTCTATATCGCCTTTTTTTATTTTATGAGTATATGGAACACTCCATGCAAAGTTTCCCCATTCTGTTTCAGGAAACCAATCAAGCCATGTTTTAATTGTTGTTGTTCTTAATTGTGGGTTTGTATTTCTTATGACTGCCCATCTACTTCTACGAATACCATCCTCTGCTGGTTTTTGTTCTAATGCTCGTCTAATAATTTCTATGCAACAAGCAACTGATTTGCCTGAACCAACTGGCCCACGCAATCCTCTAAAGAAGTTATTATCTTTTAAAAAATTTTTAAGACTTGTTCCTGATGGTTTATAATTTAGTGATCCCATAATCTACAGCTAGTTTGATTAGTTTCTCTCTTGTTTCAGGAGTAATAGTTTCTATTATTTTATCAGCTTCTCTATCTGTACATTGTTCTCTAGGATAATGTTTCATGTGTTGCGTCTTAACTACTGCTCTTAATTGTACTAAATCTTTTATCGGTATTTGTGTAAGTAATGTCAAGTTCTATACCTTTTAGTTTTTCTAGCTATAGATTTTGGTTGCTTACTAAATTGTTTTCCTGCTGCTTTATCTCGTCTTTTCTTTGCAGTAGTACGAGCATATTCTCTTGCAGATAATGACTTAATAGCTTTTTCAGGTAGGTATCTTTCTCCTGTCTTTGATGATTTCTTTCCTGATTTTGTACGCCATTTTTGTTTTGACCATTTAGCTAAAGAAGTTTTTGACTTGCCACCACCTCTATAACCACCACCAGCTTTCTTATAAGCCTTTACTGCAGCTTGGGCTTTTCTTCCTGACCATTGTCCAGCCCTCGTACCATGTGATGCTTGTGCTTTTATTCTAGCAACAATTCGTTTCCATAATGCAGGTTTAGATTTAGTGGCAGTCTTACTCATCTGATAATACTATTTTGTTTATTACCTAGATGCGCTTTCGCCATTGATGTAGCAGCATCTTTAGAATGACCTTTTGACATTTTGTACTCAATGTAATCAGCCATCTTTTGCTTTTCTTTAGCAGTCTTTGCATCTTCTTCATTCTTTAGAATCGCTGCTGCTGTCTTTATTGCTTTCTGCATCAGCTTGTTTATCGGTGTTTCTGACTTGCTTTGCTTCTTCATAATGTTCCTTACTATTGTTATGTCCATCAGGACTATCTGTTTTAGGTACGAACTTTCCCATGTCTATCTCCTCATATGTTGCTCTTGAACCCTCTGGTAAAGAAAAATTTTTACATTCTTCATACGATAATATCTTTTGTTCTAAAAGAATACAATCGCCCATCTGCCATATTCTTACTAAATATTTAGGCAGTTTTCTTTTTCTTTTTCATCTTTGAAGCTACAATCTTTCTTTTCAATGCAGTAGGTAAATTCTTTTGCTTACCTTTCAACATTGACTTGCCTTTATGTGATGATTTTTTTCCATACATAGTTTTTATCCTTTCTTTTTTTTCATTTTCATTATTCTACTTTTTACCTGTTTTGGTAAATCTTTGAAGTGGAATAAATTTTTACTAGATGATGTATGTGTTGCACCTGTGTGCAAACTACCATCTTTCATCTTATGGGTTTTACCTTTGTATTCTTTACCATCTTTTGTGTAATGAGGTACTCCTTTCATTATGCCTTTCCTTTCTTTTTTTTCTTTTTAAGACGCATTGATATGTTTCTAGCTTTCTTTCTAGCGTCTGCTTTTGAAGATGCACCCCATGCTCTCAAACTTAAAAGAAGTCTAGTCGGCTTTCCATTCTTGTACTCTGGGCCACGCATGTTCCCCATTCTAGCAAGGAAAGATGCTCTACGAGGATTGTCGCCACTCTTAACAGGTGCTTTAAGTGTGCCACCTTTATAAGATGCACGACCTTTAGCATTAAGTCCACCTTTCGGATTCTTACCTGCTTTTCTCATCCATGCTGGTGTTTTGTAAGCCATGTTAGTTATCTAGCACAAATTGAACGAACCTTAAAGAACATTATTGTGTGGGGAACACCACTAGCTGTAGCGTGTCGTAGTTTTTTGGGGGTGGGGTAACACTCACGACACTACAACCTGTGATTTCTAGCTTAAGTCTATATTAATCTTGAAATCGCCACCAACAAGGTGTTGGTGTTTGTCAGGGGCTTTGAAACCACTGCGATCAAGTATGTCCTTTGCTGCTTCTAGCTGGACATACTCTGATTTAGCCCCCTGACAAAGTTGTAGTAGTCGTGAGGATGCTTTGGCAGAGTGAATCCCAAGAGAACGCTGTATCTCTTGTGCCATGTACTGCTGCACTTCAGGTTTTCGTAGCATCTTACTGGCACTTACTCTAGCTGAATTACCCTTGTAACCAGCGAGTTTTGATGCTTCTGTGATAGAACATCCACGAGATACAAGCGTATCTACAAGTAACTTGGCTTTGCCAGTTATTTGCTTGGGATTCCTACTCTGACTCAAAGCATTCAAAGGTGCTGAAACTACCTTACTCATGAAACTCCTATCTGTTAATACCTTACAGGGAGTATAGAGGAGAGTCAGGTTTGTGTCAAGCCACCAGCACAGACACAAGATGTAGTAGTTACCGGATGTCGTGCATCCTGTATCTACCTTTTTACAATTACTCCCTTTGTTTAAGTTTAACTACGCCCAACATACAATCAAAGGAGCTTCTTAAACAACAACTAATTTCCCCTCTGCTGCGCAGATTCCTCGCGAAACAAATTAGCTGTTCCCCTCGGTGGGCAAGTACACCTCGGTGTTTAAGACTCCTCCATGATTGTTATTCATGTTGGCGTGTTAAACATAATAAACAAAGGAGTAAATATATGAAAAAAGGTAACACAATAAAGGATGCACTAGACATCATGGTAACATACTACGAAGATATGTCTGTGCCTAACACAAACCTAGACTCTTATACACCTGCAAAAGCAGTGGTAGGGAGTTTCATAAGAGGTAGAGAAGCAGCTTTGAGATCGGCTTTGAAAGCAAGATCAGGCCCAGCTTCTCAAATCAGATACCTTGTATCAGATGAAGTTTGGACTGGAGATGAAATCCAAGATACTAAACTTCAACAACTACAAGCATTTGTTGAGAAGATTGATCAGCAAATGGTTTTGATTGAACAACATAAGCAAGAAGCTATGCAATACTTCTTTGAGAAGTTTGGTGTAGCTTATACGCCTTATGTTCCAAAACCGATCAATGTTGCTAATGCTAAAAAGCAAACTGCAGCATACAAAGATGCTTTGAAACTAGTAGCTAACGCCTAGTTTAATTCAAAGATTAATCCTGCTTGGGATTTATTCCCAAGTAGGATTGTTAATAATGAGATACATAGACGACAGACTAGGTCATGATTAACCCATATAAGCACGCAAGTCTTGGGATCGTTGGTATTGCAACCTTAACTATGTATCTCACTATTGACATCAATAGAACAAACTGATAACTTTAAACTTAAAAGGGAAAGGAATCGTTATGATTTTATACAAAGGAAAAGCTAAAGATTACAACCTAAAGAAATTTCTAGCAAAAAGATATGGTGTAATCGTTAGCAAGAAAATGACAATTAAGGAGTTGGAACAATGTCTGAAGAAGAAATCAATTACTTAATTACTGCACAAAAGCAATTAGATGCAGCATTCATTTCTAAAATTAAATCTGAAAAGTCTGCTGCTCAATTGCATAAATGTCTTGCCATCATGACAGAAAACAAAACCATTGATGACAAAATTAGGAATGCAATCATTACAAGAATGAAAGAAATTGCACCTGAATATTTAGAATCAAAAGAATTTCTGAAGTGGGCTTATGAAAATTAAATCATCATTAGCTTGGCAAGAATGGGAAGAACATAAACAACAACAAGAAAGGGATAAGATGAACGCATTAGATAGTTTGAATGCACAGAAGATTCATTGGGAAAATGTAAGAGCATCAATATTCTTGCTGCTTAAACATCATAAAAATTCAATGATGTATTCCCAAGAAGAATATCAATATTGGAAAGATGCTTGGTTAAAAGCAAATAACAATATTGAATCAATCAACAAACAAATGGAGGTGTTATAATGCAAGGCAGAGCAAAAGAAGTAGTCAATGCATTAACAGAAAAGGTTATTGATCTCATGAAGAAACATGGTTCTCAATGGACAAAACCTTTTGCAAATCAAAACTTTATATCTGTAAATGGTCATGAGTATTCAGGTATGAATTTTATTTGGCTATCATTTCAGCAGTACAAAAGGAAAGTATATGGTACTTATCGTCAATGGCTGCAGCATGGATGCCAAGTAAAGAAAGGAAGTAAATCAACAAAACTTCTATTCTATAAAACATATAAGAAAGAAGTTGAGGAAGTTGAAAAGACTTTCAAACTATTGAGGACATTTGATGTTTTCAATATTGAGCAAGTTGATGGGCCAGTAGAAAAGTTTGATGGCTTTGATAAGAAACCAAACCTTGTCAATGACATTCAAGCTGCTGAAACTTTTGTCAGCAATACTGGAGCTGTCATCAAAGATGGTGGCAAAGCATGTTATATTCCAAGTAAAGATTATATCATGATGCCAACTAAAGATACTTTTGCTGATACAGAACATAGTACAGCAACAGAGAATTACTATTGTACAATGTTTCACGAGTTGATTCATTGGACAGGTAATGAAAAGAGATGTAACAGAAAACTATCTACAACATTTGGTTCTAAAAATTATGCATTTGAAGAACTAGTTGCAGAGTTAGGTTCATGTTTTCTTGCATCCCATCTAAACATTACTTCTAATCCAAGAGAAGATCATGCTATGTATCTTAACAATTGGATTCAATGTTTAGAAGAAAATGAATCTGCAATATGGAAAGCATCCTCACTAGCTAAAAGAGGTTATATGTATTGCAGAGATTTACAACCACAATCAAAACAACAACCAAAGGAGGTAGCAGCATGATTGTAAATATAGAAGAACTCAAATGGATTATACAAAAAGTATGTTCAATTGATTCAAGTGCTAAAGTAAAATTTGTTGGAAGAACTTGGCAAAGTAATCTTGCAGAAAGTGATTTCACAAATCATGACTTCTCTGAACTAAAGTCTATACAAATAAACTTTGCAGAGAATAGTAAAAAAGAAAACAACGAAGTTATAATCAAACTATCATAGGAGGTATAATGATTGATAACAAACAATTCTATGTGAACATTGGTAAATGGATCAGGTTCATGAGAGAATCAAGAAAAGTGCGAGTTACACAAACTAAACTTGCAAACTATCTTGGGATTACATTTCAGCAAATACAAAAGTATGAGCATGGAGTGAATAACATAAGTGCATACAATCTATTTAAAGTATGTAAATTCTTTGGTGTAGATTATGCAAAACAAATACAATACTGGATGAATTGGGATGGATGTGTAGAAGTTTATGGTACTGGTGTTGTATCTATTAAAGAAATAAGTAAGCATCCTACAATGAGAATGGATGCTGCTTATTGGATTGCGAGGAAAAATGCAGAAAAGAAAACCTAAACCTCAATCCAAGAAACTTGTTCACAAAACTTGGAAAGAACATAAAGCATGGATTTCTGAATTTGCAGATGCAAAGATAGTATATCCATCAGAAACTAAAAGGAGTAAAAAGAAATGAATGATACATTTAAAGATTTAGTAAATGAGTTTAAATGTTTTCATGAAAAAAATCCTGAAGTTTATGAAATGTTTAAACGATTTACTTTCCAAGCTATAAATCGTGGACATAAAAATCTTTCATCAGAGATGATAGTTAATCGTATTCGTTGGGAAACTGATGTTATGACTACTGATAAAGATTATAAAATAAACAATGACTACAAACCATTCTATTCAAGATTGTTTATGGCAGAACATAAGCAATATGAAAACTTTTTTAGAAAGCGTGGTAGTCATGCAGATAATATTGATTGGAGTAGCTATGTTGTACAAGAAAGTCATTCAGCAGCTAAAGTATCGTAGGATAGCTTTACGAATAAAAACTGATGAACTTGCGTACAAAATAGGTGTTGCAGACTCTCTCATACATTCATGGGAGAGTCGCAAAAAAATTCCAAATGCAGAAAACTTTTTCAATTGGTGTAATGCATTGGAATGCCAAGTCGTAGTCCATCAATACAAGTTACCTGTAGATACATGGGAACTATCAGAAAAAAATCTTGAACATATCATTACAAACTATGGAAGTGAGGTAGATATAGAATATGAAAAAGAACAATTCATTGATTATTACAAAGCGAATGGAACAGTTGCAGCAGACTGGGATGCTCATTTTAGAAACTGGATCAGAAGATCAATCAAGTTTGCAAACGATAGAGGACAAACTAAAGCATTCAACAATCCATATGATTCCAAGTCTATTCAAGAAAGACGCAGACGAATCTATGATGTTGCAAGTATGGGAGATAAGACAGATAATAAAATCCTCTCAATACCCAAAACAAAAAATAAATATTGATCCAATAATAATCAAGATCAAGAAGATGGCAGCAGCTTTGCGCCATGCAAACAAAAAAGAGATTGCAGTTTGTATTGAAACGATTGCAAGTACATTTTCAATACAAGTGCCAAACGAATTAGGATTGCAGCAATACTTCTCTATACTCGGAAGTTATCCTGCTGCTTTCCTAAAAGATTGTATGAATGACATTATTCGTACATTCAAATATCCAAGACTTCCCTTGCCAGTAGAGTTTGTAGATAGAATGGAAACTAACTATGAATATCATAAGGGCTGGTTGCAGCGTATTACAAAGGATATTTATACGCTTGAAGTAATGGAACAAAACGAGTATAACAAAAGAACAAAGGAGAAATAAACTATGAAAGATCGTAGAAAGAGCCTTGGTGGTAGTGATGCTAATAGAATCATGAGAGGAGATTGGCATTCACTATGGCTAGAAAAAACTGGTAGGAAAGAACCTGAAGATTTGTCAGAGAACTTACCAGTGCAAATTGGTTTAGCTACTGAAGATGTTAATAATAAATTCTTCACACTAGCTACTGGTTTGCATCCTGTTAATGATGAAAATGCTAGTCTTAAAAATGTTCATCAATTTATGACAGCAACATATGATGGGGTAATCATGGAAGAAGATGTGCCTATTGAATATAAGCATACTAATTCCAACAACACTTTAGATAATTGTATCTCTACATACATGCCACAACTTCAACATTACACAATGGTTAGTGGATGTAAGTATATATATTTATCTATTATCTTTGGTAACAATAGACATGAATGGTGCAAAGTAGATGCTGATAAAGATTACATGAATAAACTTTATGGTATTGAACATAGCTTTTGGCAGCATGTTGAAAAAGATAAAGAACCTGAAGATTTAGATACTTCAGAGTTACCGAAGTTAGCTGGTAAAATTAAAATCAATGACATGAGATCAATTGATTTTGATGAAACTGGCAACAATGAATTTTTATCTAATGCAAGTAAATGGATTGAAACCAAAGTTGTAGCAGATGAAAATAAAGCCCTTGGAGTAATACTCAAAGGCAGCGTACCTGATGATTGCAGAAAAGCAACAGGAGGTGGCGTGATAATTACTAGAAACAAAGCTGGTAATTTAATTCTCAAACAAAACCAAAGGAGGATGTAATGGGAAAACCACTAGACGATAGAGTCAAAAAAATACTCAAAGAACTTGGACTTGATCCTAAACAATGTTTATGGGATTGTCATGGTACTTGGGTTATGTATCACAGATACATTGAACAAGCTGGAGCTAAAAATAAGATTGAATATGATCTTACAGAGATAGAAACAAACTCTGCTGCAGGTGTTGTGTGTATCAAATGTACTGCATCAATTGGAATAAATGGAGGAAAAGCAAAATGTATTACTTATGGAGAAGCATCTCCAAAGAATACAAAAAACTCTTATCCATATGCTATGGCAGAAAAAAGAGCAATTGATAGAGCAATACTAAAATTATTAGGATTGCATGGATTCATCTATTCAGAAGATGAGATGGATTTATCACAAACAAACAAACAAAAAATTGGGCCATCAGATGATGAAGCACTTGGTACTTTTGAGGAGCAGATAAAGAATGCTGCTAACCTGAAAGTATTAAAAGGGTATGGAACAATGTACAAAGTGGCTATGGCTAAAGCAAAGAAGTCAAGTCCTGCTATCTATCAGCATGTAAAAACTTTGTACGAAGAAAAGCTAACACAACTTCAGAATGGAAAGGAGAACAATGCACAATCAGATAACCCTAATAGGTAATCTTGGTCGTGATCCTGAAGTGAAGCAAACTTCAAAGGGGGGCAAATATGCCCTCCTTTCTGTTGCAACACATAGGAAGATCAAGGGAGAAAAACAAACTGACTGGCATAGAGTAGTTTGTTGGGATGAAAAACTTGCTGATGTATTAGAAAAATATACGAAAGCAGGAAGCAAACTAATGCTGCAAGGAAGATTAACTTATCGTACTTGGGATAAGGAGGGGCAGACTATCAAAACTGCAGAGATTCATTTGGATCGGTTTGAAAGTCGGATGGAACTTCTTGATGCCAAAGGCGAGTCAAAATCCTCTCACTCTGAAGTGGAGGAGTTTGACGAGTTTAATCAAGACAAAGAGGATATTCCATTCTAATGACTAAAAGACAATTAGAAATATATAACTTCATAAAAAACTTCATTAAGGTAAATGGCGTTAGCCCTAGCTATAATGAAATAGTAAGTGGGTGTGGGATTAAAAGTAAATCCCATGCCTACACAATTGTAGATGCACTAATACAAAAAGATTACTTAAAAAAAATAGGTAATACTTCGTCAGCAAGACGAATAATAATTCATAGAGATTATCAGAAAGGAGGTCGTAAAGTATGGAAAGGATCACAAGTCTAGCATATACTATGGCAGATCATACTTTAAAACCTATCTTCCCTTTTGTAAGTGGCAATCATTACGATTACTTACGAACAAAGATAGCGTTTTATGTACAGAAGTCATGGAATAATGACATTGTTCTCCAGCAAAAAGATACTGCGCATTTGATTAAGAACGAATGTTCGGAGTCTATTGATGGGGAGTAAAAGTAAAAGTAAAGGTTACAGAACAGAATATAATCTAGTTAAAAGATTTCAAGCTGCTGGTTTAGATGCCAAGCGACAGGTATTAAGTGGTGCTTTGCCTGATCATCCCCACGATATAAAAATAAACAATCCTGATTTTATAGTAGAAGTTAAAGCAAGAAAAAATGGTGCTGGATTCAAGACATTGAAAAAATGGATGGGTGCAGCAGATGCTCTTATTATGCATGAAGATTTTGAAGAAAGTATAGTAGCGATATCATTACCAAAATTTATAGATTTACTTTTGAATAATTCTAATTATCAAAAACCTTACGAATTACAAAGAAAGGAAAAACAAAAAGAGTATGAGCAAAGCAAGAGGACTTGGGCTGCTGGTAAGAGAAAAGAAATTTATCAGAAGAAAAGGGAGGCACTCAAAAAGGCCAAACAAAAGTTACAGCAAAAAAAAATATAGAGGACAAGGGCGTTAAATAGAATTAACTTCTTTGCATTCAAATCTAATAACTATTTTATTTTCATTAATATGTTGCTTATCCCAATCTTCTAACTCTTTTAAATTATTATAAGTTTGCTGCGCAACACCATATCCTGCATTAACACAATCAAAATATGTATTAAACTGATATCCTGATATTGTACTTGATGGGCATTGGTTACTAACCATGCTGCACATGTACAATATTAGGACATATTTCATAAGAACAAACCTAGAATTAGGGCTAGAACGACCAAAGAAAGCCATACAGAGGGTTTTAGGTTTTT